ACCTCCTAAAACAGGTAAGTCCACCCTTGCTTTGCAGATTGCTATTCACGCCCACCTCAACGGCAAAGTTCCTATGTTTATGTCTTTTGAAATGAGCAACGCCGAACAGAAGAGCCGTTACTACGCTATGCGCTCTCGCATTAGTCACAGGCGCCTTATGACAGGTACTTTGACTGACGATGAAGAGAAGCGCTATTTTAAGATTGTAAACAGCATTGAAGATATGAGAGACAAGTTTTGGTTTGTAGATTCAGCTAACGGTCAGACCGTAAGTGCCGCTGCTAGCAAGATTCAAAGCAAGAACCCAGACATCGTATTTATTGACGGTACTTATCTCATGATTGACGAGCAGACTGGTGAATCTAATACACCACAGGCTATTACTAACATTACCCGTTCTCTTAAGCGCTTGGCTCAGAAGATTAATAAGCCAATTGTTATTTCTACCCAGGCTTTGACGTGGAAGATGCGCGGTGGGCAGGTAACCGCCGACTCTATTGGTTACTCATCTTCTTTTCATCAAGACGCAGACGTTATCTTTGGTCTACAACGTGAAGATGAAGCTGTAGACGACACTCGTTTGTTACGTGTTATTGCTAGCCGTAATGGTGGGCTTAGCGAATGTGCTTTAACTTGGGATTGGGATACTGGCGCATTTCGTGAGATGAATGAAGACGACCTATGACCGTAGAGGAGATGGAGCAGACTCTTAATCGTTTAGGTATTGAAGTACTCAGCACCCGAGGTGATGAGATTCAAGCACACTGCCCAGCTCACGCAGAGCGTACGGGAAAAGACGACCGCAACCCATCTTGGTGGATTAACGCCGACTCTGGCGCGCACAACTGTTTTTCTTGCGGTTACAAAGGAAACTTGTACAGCCTTATAAGTTATGTAGAAGGCGTTGACTTTGAGAAGATTAATGATTGGCTTGGCTCTGCGGCTAACCTTAGTTCCCGTTTTGAGCGTTTAACAAAACCTAAGGTTCAACCTATAGAGGATATGGCAGCGGTTACAGAGTCAATGCTTTCAGCTTTTACGGATGTACCAACGGACGCGTTACAAGCTCGTGGTTTAACCGCCTCAGCTGCCGCTGCTTACGGGTTACGTTGGGACCGCTTACACAGTAACTGGATTATCCCTATTAGGAACGTTCAAACAGGTGTTCTATTAGGATGGCAAGAGAAGGGCCATACTCAGCGGTACTTTAATAACACTCCTAATAAAGTACCTAAGAGCAAGACTCTATTTGGATTTGATAAGTACGAAAGCGGGGACATGATTGTTGTTGAGTCCCCTTTAGACGTGGTAAGGCTAGCTTCTATCGGTATCAAAGGCGGAGTAGCAACTTACGGCGCAACCATCTCTATGTTTCAATTTAACTTAATACGAGGGGCCGATAGGGTTATCTTTGCATTAGACAACGATGAAGCTGGTAGGTCTGCAGCTTTAACTATGCTTCATTTGTCTGAGGAAATGCACTTAGAGGCTTTGTTCTTTAATTATGAAGGGCTTGATGTCAAAGATGTTGGCGGTATGAGCCTTGCTGAGGTAGAGTCTGGGATTAAGAAAGCCAAGCACATGGCACAAGGACTAAAGGCGGTCATATGATTATCGGACTTACTGGATACGCACAATCAGGCAAAGACTCTGTAGCTAAGATTCTTGTAGAAAAGCATGGGTTTATCCGAGTTGCTTTTGCTGACCGCATCCGAGACTTTGTTTTTGACGCGGACCCTATGTATACGCTGGTTGGTAATGAACCCCGTTACCTTCGTTCTTTTGTAGAGTCTGTTGGTTGGGAAGAGGCTAAGAAGCATCCAGAGGTACGACGACTTTTGCAAAACATAGGGGTAGCTGCAAGAAACATCTTTGGTGAGCAGTTTTGGATTGACCAAGCTATGCGCCAATTAGACCCCGAAAACGATTACGTTATTACGGACGTTCGATTTGTTAATGAAGCCGACACCCTTCAACAAATGGGTGAATGGGTAGAAGGGGCAACCGTAGAGCTTTGGCGTATTAAACGCGCAGGGACAGACGCTATTAATAGTCATGTCTCTGAGAAAGAAATGGACGGCTATAAAGTAGACAAGATTCTTTCTAACAGCGGAACGCTAGAGGACTTGGAGCTCTTGGTTGACCGCCGTTTGAACGGGTCTGAATGACGTTTACAGGAACGCTTCTTCCTTATCAACCAGAGGCCGTAGACCGCATGTGCGAACGCGGCAAGATACTTGTTGCTTATGACCTTGGGTTAGGTAAAACCGTTCTTACTATTGCAGCAATAGAACGTTTAATGGATGAGCGGAAAGTTACAGAGCCAGGCCTTATCATTTGCTTATCCTCACTTAAATACCAGTGGGCTAATCAGATTGAGAAGTTTACAAATGGGTCTTCACGTGCTTTGGTCATTGATGGAACGCCAAAGAAAAGAGCAGAACAATACCTTGAAGCCAACGACTGGCGTAATACGGGGGTTGATTACATCATCCTTAATTATGAGCAAGTTGTTAACGACTGGGACCAAATACGAGACCTCCCACGAGGATTTGTCGTACTTGACGAAGCCACAGCCATCAAGTCTTTTAAATCAAAACGTTCCAAAGCAGTCAAACGATTAATTAGCTCTCCTTATAGATACGCTTTAACTGGTACTCCAATTGAAAACGGTAAACCAGAAGAGCTATACAGCATCATGCAGTTTGTAGATGCAAGTGTTCTTGGTCGTTTTGACATCTTTGACCAAGCTTTTATTGTGCGTAACAACTGGGGCGGTGTTAATTACTATCGCAATCTGTCTACTCTTAACAATAAACTAAAAGAAGTAGTAGTGCGCAAAGCGCAAAAAGACCCAGATGTTGCACCCTACCTTCCTGACGCAATACATAAAGACCCTATTGAGATTGTGTTTGACCGTAAGTGTTCAAAGCTTTACACCCGTATCTCTCAAGACTTATTACAAGAACTAGATGACGCGCAAACCTTGTTTGGCGCTAACTTTAATATACTTGCTCATTATGGATATGAGTCTAAACGTGGTGGGCCAGAGGATGAAATACGCGGAAAGATAATGTCTAAGATTGGGTGCCTTAAAATGCTATGTTCGCATCCAGATTTACTTAAAACAAGCGCAACAAAGTTCTTACAGTTAAACGGAGAAGGGTCAGCATATGCTGCAAGTTTGGTTGATGGCGGTCACCTCGATGGTATTAGTAATTCTCCTAAGCTTGACTATTTGGTTCAGTACGTTAAAGACTTCCTTGAGCAAGACGAAGCTAACAAAGTAGTTATATTTGCTACTTATGTAGACATGTTAGACATGATTGCTAAAGAGTTAGGGCCTGAACAATGCCGTCTTTACTCTGGTAAGCTGGATGCAAAGACTAAAGAGGAGAACAAGATTGCTTTTAATGAAGATGCTTCTATTCGTGTGCTCATTAGTAGTGATGCGGGCGGCTACGGTGTGGATTTGCCAGCAGCTAACCTTCTTGTCAACTACGACTTACCGTGGTCATCAGGAGCAGCCATCCAAAGAAACGGAAGAATAAAAAGAGCCTCTTCTACTTGGGGAACTATTCTTATTCAAGACATTCTTATTGCGGGTTCTATTGAAAAACGACAGTGGGAAGCTTTACAGCAGAAATCAGCTGTAGCTAGTGCTGTGATTGATGGAGAAGGTATAGATAACGAAGGAGGGGTGCCGTTGACAATTGGCAGTTTAAAGCAATTCTTACTAACGGCTACCGTATAATTATAGGATGGCTACACCACCTAAGACACCAACGCGCACTATCCGCGTGTCTGACAACCTATGGACGGCAGTGCAAAAGAAAGCTGCTTCCGAGCGTGTGACAGTAACTAGCGTAATCATTGAAGCTCTTGAAGCTTATGTTGCGCTTGACAACTAATCTAACCCAGTACTAAGTTATTGTCCCTAACCAAAGGGATAAAACTATGACAACTGATGCTTTAATTGCCGATACACGCCAATACCTTGCGCTTAAAGACCAAATTGATTTCTTGACTAAACGTCAAAGTGAGATAAAACAACGCCTTGTAGACACAGTATCTTTAGAAGAACCTGATGATAAAGGCCATAGGGTAATTAAGATTGAAGACGAAACCGTTGGGGACGTAACACTTACCCGTCAACGCCGAGTATCTAAGAATCTAGACATGACTATTGCGGAAGACTTATTAACAGTTCGCGGTATTAAAGATACTTGTATTAAGATGATTCCCACACTTGATGAGGCAGCAATTATGGCTGCTTTTTATGAAGGTTATTTAAGTGAAGAGGACATTGATACCATGTTTCCAGCTAAGGAGACTTACGCATTTATTGTGAGCAATAAGTGACAGACGATTTAATAGATTCTACTTTTGCTGGTCTGGATGACTATTATCCAGGGAGTAAACGTAAGCGTAAACCTGTAGTGGCTAAGAAGCCTGAAGTAGAGCCTGTTCCAACTTGGGATGCAAAGCCCTACGTAAAAACATTACCCAACGGCAGAGACCTTGAGTTGTTTACTATTGGTGCGCTTGCGGCTGCAGTAGGCCGCCCGATTATCTCCATACGTTCTTGGATTAAAGAGGGTTACATACCTGCGGCACCGTATCGACTACCATCTAAGATGGTTAACGGTAAGGAGCAGAAAGGTCGTAGGCTTTATTCAAAAGCTATGATTGAAAGGCTTGTTGAGTTACTGGATTCGGCTGGACTTCTATATACAAAACGTATAGAATGGTCATTACACCGACAGCTCAGTAATGAGATTGCCGAGGCTTGGAGTCAAATCCGAGCAGACGAAAACAATGCAAACTAACATAAAAGGATGATAAACAAATGGCAGTAAACCGTACAGAAGACTATCTACCAGAAACCGACGAGTTCGCTAATCTGGATACACCAATAACAGAACGTCCAGCTCAAAGCACATCCACAGTTGTGCAGTCAGGTTGGGACGCAGCAGAGACTTCATCTGCACCATCAGGAGACTTCCCTAAAGAGTTTAAGTTTAACGAGGGTGAGTTTCAAATCGTTAAGTTCCTAGACCCTAATGGTCCATTTGCAATTTACAAGCAGCACTTCCTACAGCAGATTACAACAGGAAAGCGTTCGTTTGTATCTCTTGGAGCTAATGACCCACTTTGCGTAAAGCTAGGTAGCAAGCCTGAAGACAAGAAAGCTTTCACCATTGCTAACCTTAGTGCGCCAGGCGGGGTACAACGTCAGATGCTTATTGCATCTCCACGTCTTTACAAGTCACTACACGCAGCTCACTTCTCACCACAGGGTCCTTTAACTAAGAACTACTGGGCGATTAGTCGTACAGGAAAGATGCAGACCACGGTCTATCACATCAATGCTGTTAAGTCTCGTGACCTTACCGAAGACTGGGGCATTACTGACATTGAAGCTATTGAGGCGCAGATTGCTGAAATGAAGCCATATGACCGTTCCATTATTAAGGAACCTACTTGGGAAGAGCTAGAAGCGCTCGCTGCTTCACTTTCCTAATAACAAGGTCGTTGAGTGCCAGGCCCTTTGGGGCCTGGCTACTCATTAATTAAGGGATACAACTTGAACATTATTACCACCAAAGAAGAACTTAAAGAGATGGTTGAGTACTATCTTCAACAAGACGCATTTGCTTTTGACGTTGAAACCGTAGGGGAGCTACGTGGCATTCCAGCAGTAAACGAAGTTCTTTGGATTAGCTTTGCAACGCACGGTCGTGGGGATGTAGTTCCTATGGGACACCCCAACGGCGATTTCTTATTTGAGACGTATCCATTGACTGCAGCAGGTGAGAAGAGAGCAGCAAAAGGGTTACCGCTTCGCGAATCTGACTATTCAACGAATAAACAGAAAGCACTTAAGTCTTTTACAGAAGCACCTAAACAGTTGTTTCCAGCTGAGGTGTTTAAGGCTATTGAGCCTTTAATGTTTAATGAGAAGATATTAACTATTGGCCACAACTTAGTGTTTGACCTTAGTTCTGTTACTAAGTATTACGGCGGTAGAGTTCCTGAAGGTCCTTACTTTGACACACTTATGGCGTCGTTCCTATACGACAACGGAAACCGAGGACGTTTAGGTTTAGACGATTGCCTACAACGCGAACTTGGTTATTCTATGCAAAAGGGCATCGGTCATAAGGTAGAGGTCTATTCTTTTGAGGAGGTAGCCAAATACGCTTACCTTGACGCTAAATACACGTTTTTACTTTGGAAGAACCTTGTACCAAAGCTTGTAGAAGCAGAAGTTGAGGGCGTTATGTCTCTTGAGATGGATGTTCTTCGTGTGCTTTGCGACATGAAGTTAACGGGTGCTCCTATTGATATTAAAGAGTTAAAAGCTTTGCATAAGCGGTTAGAAAAAGACATCGAACTCGTACGCGCTGAGATTTACGGTATTGCTGGTCGAGTGTTTAACTTAAACTCTAATAACGACAAACAGTACATTTTGTTTGGTCCTAAGGAAGAAGGTTGCCGAGGTCTACGACCTAAGTTAACTACTGGCAAGGGCGCTAACAAATCAGATGAAGAGCGAACTTACAAGGATTACTCTATTAGCGCTGAGTCAATTGAGCAGTTTAGAGAAACTGATGAGCTAGTAAACGCTTTGCTTCGTTATGCTGACTACAACAAATTGATGTCTACTTATGTAATCCCTTACCTTGGCGGTGAGGTTATTAAGACCGTTAACGGTAAATCCAAGACAGAAGACCGTGAGAGCATGTTGGTTGACGGGCGCATCTACGGAGACTTTATTCAATGGGGTGCCGAAACTGGACGTTTTTCTAGTCGTAACCCAAACCTACAAAACGTTCCTGCTCCTCATACTATCCACGGTAAGTCTATTCGTAACTTGTTTACTGCCCCTGAAGGTTACAAGCTAGTTGTAGCGGACTACTCACAGATTGAGCCTAGGGTGATTGCGTCTATGTCAGAGGACCCAATTATGATGGACAACTACTTAAGTGGGGGCGACATCTATACAACTGTTGGTAATACGATGGGTGTAGACCGCAAGGCGGGCAAGGTACTAGTATTGGCAATGGCTTATGGCGTGGGTCCAGATAAGATTTCACGTCAGATAGGTTGCAGCGTTCAGCAAGCTAAAGACTTGCTTAATGCGTTTTCTGAGAAGTTTCCATCGGTAGATAAGTACAGAGCTCGCGTAATTGGTGTGGCGCGTAACAAGGGTTACGTTACAACTATTATGAAACGCCGTAGATACCTACCAGACATTAACTCACGTCAGATAGGGTTTCGCGCAAGCTCAGAACGTCAGGCTTTCAACACGCGCATTCAAGGGTCAGCTGCAGACATCATTAAGCTGGCTATGATTAGGGCTTACGAACGTCTACCAAAAGAGGCTAAGTTAATTCTCACAGTTCACGACGAACTGGTTACCTTGACCCCAGATTACTTAGTAGAAGAGACTAAGGAAGCAATTAGAGATGCTATGGAAGGTATTAAAATGCTTGCTGTGCCTCTAATTGCTGACATTACAGTTGTACAAAAGTGGGGAGAGGCTAAGTGAGTTGGTTTAATAAGTTCTTTGGCAACAGAGAAGACGATTACGAAATAGTGTCTTCTAATGTTCCTATGACTACCCTATTGCGTTGGTATTTATACGACACTGCAATATCAGACAACATTAATAGTTTAGCCGAGCAACTAGGTCTTAATAGAGTTAGTGAAGAAGGCGACACCAAAGAGCATGAAGATAGCAAGACCAGAGTTGAACGCGTTATGCCCCTTTTTCCTTTTCTAGAAATGGTATCTAACTTTAGTGCAGATGCTTTATCTCAATTACATAGTAAAGAGATGAAAGACCATGACCCAGAACGCGCAGCTGAAATAGAAGAAGACTACGATAGTATGTACGCAGTTTATAAAGCTGTTGCTTTATCAACTCTTATTGGTGGGTTTTCAATTGCTCTTGATTTAGGAATGATTCACACAAACGCCGTGAACTCAGAGTTCATAGATATGGAGATATACGATGACGAGTAGCGCAGATTGGTTTGCTAAAAAGATGGGGCAGCCTGTTCCAACACAGCAACCACAACCAGTTCAATATCAACCACAAGTGCCTATGCCACAGAACTATGCACCTACGCCCCCGTCATATCAAGCACCAATGTCACCAACTTGCCCAGAATGTAGAAGCCAAAACTACGCTGTAGCTGCAAAACAGATTACTCAAAGTGGGCAGGTGGAATCTTGGCGTTGTTATGACTGCGGTTATCCTTTAATTCAAGCAGGAAGCTCACATGGTGGCGCTAACTCAGCTCCGTCTTCTGGGCCCGCACAGAAGGCTGTTCAAGTTCCTACAGGCGGCTATAACCCACAGACAATCATTGGACATCTTTAATGGCAAATATGACAGCAGATTTAGCTAAGGTATTAAAAGACCTTAACAAAGCAATGGGTGAGGGCACGATTGTCCTTGGCTCTGAGATTAGAGACGACTTTATGGGTCGCATTACAACAGGTTCTGTGTCATTAGACGTAGCACTTGGTGGTGGTTGGCCTACCAATCAATGGCATGAGATTATTGGTGAAGAGAGCCAAGGTAAGACCGCTATTGCATTAAAGACAATTGCAGCTAATCAAAAGAAAGACCCAGACTTTACAACTGTATGGGTTGCAGCAGAACAGTGGGTACCTAGTTACGCAGAGATGTGTGGCGTAGATACCTCACGCGTTTACGTAGTATCAACTAACTTAATGGAGGAAGCATATGAAGCGGTCATTAGGATTGCCGAAAGTAAGTCCGTGGATTGTATTATTGTTGATAGCCTTCCTGCCCTCGTTCCTAGCACGGAAGATGAAAAGAACATGGATGAATCAACCGTTGGACGAGGAGCGCTCCTAACCAACAAGTTCTTCCGTAAGGTAGGGTTGGCGTCTAAGCGTTCATTAATAGAGCACGAACGACCATTTATCGGAATCATTATTAATCAATGGCGCGACAAGATTGGCGTTATGTACGGCGACCCACGCACTACACCTGGCGGTAAAGGAAAGAACTACAGTTACTTTACCCGCGTAGAGGTACGACGTGACGAGTGGATTGAAGCTGGTACTGGTGAAGAAAAGCGCAAGGTTGGCCAAACTATTAAGTTTAGAGTCATGAAGAACAAGTCAGCCCCACCAGGAGCTACTGCCCTAGTTGACTTTTACTTTGGTAACGGTGGGGAGCTAGAGGCTGGTGACATTGATTTTGCTAAGGAAATCATTGCTATCGGTGCGATGAACAAGGTTATTGTCAGAGCTGGTGCTTACTATCGGTATGGCGAGAGGCAGTGGATGGGTAAGGATGCTATGCTTGGCTCCATTCGGGAAGAGATTGATTTGCAAGAGGCCCTTGAACGGGATGTACTAGACTCAATTAAAGCTGGGTCTAAGTACGTAAATGAAGAGTAAGGGCCAGCGCGAATCAAAGAAGCATGAGGACCGACTAGCAGGATTAGTTGGCGGACAGCGTAGTGCTGGAAGCGGCGCATTCTGGAGTCGGAAAGGCGATGTACGGTCTACTGACCTTCTAATAGAACATAAGTGGACTGGCAAAGCTTCCTTTACCGTCAAAGCGACGGTTTTGGAAAAGATTGTTAAGGAAGCAATCCTTGACGGTCGGACGCCTGTCCTCGGCTTTAGTCTTAACAACGAGAATTACGTTATGTTAACTGAAGATGATTTTCTAGAACTGCGCCATACTCTTCAGGAGCATACTTGTACGACGATGACTCAGGTCCAGAACCTTGGCGATACAAAGCAAAGTGCCGAGGACAAGATACAGAACTCTGGTTTCCACCAAGAGATAAAGCTAAATACCGAGTAGTAGCAGGTATATCTAAAGCTGTCTGCTATGGCAGAGATGGTTTTCCAGAATGTCCAGTTCGTAAAGAGTGTTTACTTTATGCAGAATCTATGGAAGAACAGCACGGCATTTGGGGTGGCATGAGTCACCGTGAACGTAGTGCACTTAAGCGCAAAGCAGCCAAAGCTGGTATGACGCTAGAAGAATGGATAAACACTAAGAAGTCGTGATAGGTTAGACATATGACTTACAAACCAGGTAACACATTAAAGAGGTTTATTGAAGTGGCAAAGAAAGATACGCGTGTACTTGGTTCTGTAGAACGATACCTATTATCAAAGCCAAGAGATGAAAGCCGTAGAACAGATGTTCTACACCCTTCAGAGATGGCAAGCGGTTCTTGGTGCCATCGCGCTTCTTACTTTCAATTGTGTGGCGCACAACCTGTTGAGAAGCGTAAAACAACGCTAACCCTATTGTCTGTGTTTGAAGAGGGTCACTCTATCCACGCTAAGTGGCAGAAGTGGTTTTATCAAATGGGCGTTATGTACGGCAAGTGGTATTGCCAAGACTGTGAAGAGATGTTTTGGGGCGGTTCAGACTGTCACGAAGGGCCTTTAGAATACCGAGAAGTTCCTTTATTCTATGAACCACTACGTATCTTTGGACATTCTGACGGTTGGCTTGTTGGTCTAGGTGACCCGCTAATGCTAGAGATTAAATCTGTTGGCGTTGGCACTTTACGGTGGGAAGCCCCAGAGTTGCTTATAGAGCACGATAACAACTTTGATGCTGCATGGAAGTCGATTAAAGCACCATTTCAAAAACACATTACACAGGTCCAGATTTACATGAAGTTAGCAGAACTGCTAGGGTACGAGAACGTTCCGCAAGAGGCGGTTCTTATCTACGAAGCTAAGCCTAATCAAGAAGCTAAAGAGTTTGTAGTTCCAAAGTCTGACTTTGGTGTTACAGAACTGTTTGAAGCAGCAGAGATGATTGTCAAAGCGGTAAGAGATAAAACACCAATAGCGTGTAATATCAGCGCTACTGGTTGTTCTAAGTGCAGGGGGTATGATGATTAACATAGTTGCAACGGGGGTAAGCGATGAGGTTCTTAAAGTACTTGAAGCGCAAGGTCTACCTGTTAGACGTAGAATGGACATCGAAGCGCCACCCTTTCCAACGGACATTACGGCAGTCGACGACCAAGAACTAATGATTCTAGCTACCAAGTACATGGAAAACTACAGTTTTATTCGTACTCAAGTAGCATGTGCTTCGTTAGCAGAACTTGAAGCCGATAATGAGTACAGCCTTGAAGAAGGAAAAGCTTTACTTCAACACAGTTCTGGTAAGAGCACAGAGAAAGCAACCATGCTCAAAGCTACTGTTATGGCATTACCTAACATTAAAGAGTTAGCTGATAGAAAGATGTACGCACACGCATACCGCAAGATGCTAGAGACTACTCAAGACAACTTAGAGCGTTACTACAATCTTGCTAGCCGTGAACTAACACGCCGTACGTCATCTATGCGTTCAAGGTTCTAATGAAGGTTTTCTACAAAGGCGTGGTTAAAAACCAACGCATTTACCTTGGGGTTGACCAGTCCTATAGTGGATTTGCTATAACTGCCTATGTAGACGACAACAACTATTACACCGAGGTGTACAAGTCTGATAAACGCGGTATAGACCGTTTACGGGATATTCAAAGCCACGTAATGAACTGGTTGCACGAGTTTGACAACATTGAAGATGTGGCTATGGAAGGCTACGCATTTGGTTCACAGATGGCTAACATGCTTGGGGAGCTGGGTGGCATGGTCAAG